GGAAACATTAGTAAACGACCTGCCTTTGGTTGTACTTTTATATCATACTCACTAAAAGAAGTTTCACCACCCTCATTATCTTTTAAGTATAAAAAGAATACTAAAAATCTTCGAGCACTATTATAATCGCCTACATCAACATGTTCTTTAAATTCATCTTTATCATTGGGTAAATATCGTTTAAATCGTATCTGTTCAAAACCAAATTGGTCAGGCCATTGTTTATCTTTTATATCACAATCTTTTTTATATCTGTCAACATAAGGTCTTAAATTACCATACAAGCCTTGTACAAAAGTTTGCCAATCTTGATGTTGATTAATGTTGATTTCGGTAAAGTGACGGTGGTTTTCTAAATCAGTTGACACTTGTTGGTCTTTATTGATTTCAAATTTTTCTATTAGTGCATTACATTGATATTCAGGTAATACATCATCATATACTTGTATATACTTTTTCATAATATCTCCACTTTACACTATTTATCATGTTTTGGCAATGTTAAAGTTTTGTACATAAATAAGTGTATGCAACATTATTCAACATACAAGCTCGGCATAGATATTGACAAACTAGGTAAAACCTACTTTGACTTTAGGAGCAAGTTAGGGTTTCGTACAGACGATAAAACGCTACGAGACTTTAACGCAATATGCATAAACCGAATTCCTGGAGACGAAAACTCAATTACAGGCGGTAATGTTCGTGGACTATATTGGACATATCCTGACACCACGAATGTAGAAGAACAACGATTAGAACCAGTACAAGAACATCTTTATACTGAATTATGTCCTGAGTTTGAAGGCACATATGTTGAAGAAGTTTATAAACTTATAAAATCAAAATTCAAAGTTGGCAGAGTTAGGTTCTTAATGAAACCACCAAGGTCTTGTTTATCATGGCACCGTGACCCGGAGATGAGATTACATATTCCTATAATCACAAATGTTGGTTGTCGAATGGTCATAGAAGATACATCTTTTCATATGCCGGCCAATGGTGATGGTTACATTACAGACAATACCAAATATCATAACTTCTTTAACGGTTCAGAATTCGATAGAGTACACTTAGTTGCCACAGTATTAGAACATCAATGTGGTGATGATTGTTGTAAAATGTGTTAGATAAATATTGCAATGCAAGAATTAGAATACAACGCTGGTAACTTCCAAGAATATGATTATGAAACTGAATGGTTAGAATGTGATTGGAAGGCAGTTCATAAAACACTTCATCTAGTCACCGCTTTTTGGCACCCTTGGTTACATAAATAGTAAATATCGTTCATCCTGAAACGGACGGAAGTAGGCATATGCCGAAGGAACGCACCTAACTTTAACTAAAGGAGGGTGTAATGATAGATAGATTCGCCCATTTATTCAAAGCTAGACACAAAGCACAAACTTTGTTAGAAAAAACAAAAGTGTTATTTGGTGCTAGAAAAGAAGTTGATATAAATGGAAATGGCACATCTGGTTACATTGTGAAACACGGTACAAACAAAGGTAAAGTGTTATCTCATAGACCGGCCAAATCCACAAACAATTGGTAGAAATAAAAAAGGGGGCATTTGCCCCCTTACATCTTTTCGTCAAAACAATCCCATAGATTGGTGCGACCACCCGGACTTGAACCGGGAAGGCAGTTGCCGACAGATTTTAAGTCTGTTGTGTTTACCAATTTCACCATGGTCGCATAGTCTATATTGCCACGCTCATATTCAATACGAGCATAAAATTCGGTGATAAACTGATTTAGATATGGTTGTTCCATGACAACTCCTTAAATTGGCCTGCCGTGAGGGACTCGAACCCCCGACCCACAGCTTAGAAGGCTGTTGCTCTAATCCAGCTGAGCTAACGGCAGATGATTGTATTATGCAGGTGTATTAATTGATTGTCAAGCCTCTTTTGGCAAATTGTGAAAAATATTTAATTGGTCGGAGTGGTAGGATTTGAACCTACGACCCTATGGTCCCAAACCATATGCGCTACCAGGCTGCGCTACACTCCGGTAATTTTATCTTGTGTAAACGGCAAATGTGTCAGCAAAATTCATGTGACAAAAAGATTGAGGTCTTGCATAACCAGGTTTTGATTTGCCTCTATATCTGTATCTTACATTCATTGCATTTTTATGAGCAGATACTTCTTTAAAATATTTTAAATACTTAATTGGTATTCCAGAAGCAATACAAGGACCTTTATAAGTCCAAGGGTCAATCATATGTTTTGCTATGAGAGGGTTAACAACCCTCTCAAAAACTTTTCTTCGTCTATTCATTAAGCAACCTCCAACATAGTCATAGGTACTCTGTAAGTTGTAATATTACATTCTACTAGACACTTTGATTGCATAATTTTTTTAATTACACCTGGTGTTTTTTTAGTTTTTTGTACAATATTAACTTTCGTACCAACTTTCATTTCATTCTTAACTTTAGACTTGATTAAGACATCAATCATAGCCTTAGTATCATTTAATTGTGTGATACTCATTTTGTTTAGTGTTTCTATCATCATAGTATAGTTCTCCTTCAAGTTATTATTTTAAGTATAATGGACCAGTCCATCTGATTGGATAATTACCAGCAAGAACATTACCTCTTGCAGAGTTTAAAGCAGGTGCATTAAAACCAGCGGCTTTCAATATATCACCCTTTTTAAAATGTTTAAAATCTTCTTTTACAATAAAACAAAACACGCCGTTTTCTTGTACAATCTTAATATACTTTTTACCAGGTCTTATAGATGTTCTACTATCCCATTTTTCAACTTGTTCTTTAGGGTAGCCAGTTAATTCTTTACCACCCATTGTTGACCATTTTACATAATCAGATTTGGCACCAGCCATCAAGTTTTTAATTCCTTCGTCAAGTGTTGTAGCAGTTTGATTTACGATTGTCATAGTGTTATTGTCCTTTCTTAATAGTTAATACAGTCATTATACCAGATATGGCCATAATGGCAACCATTATTCCAAACATCATCCAGTTTTCTTGTCCGGCACAAGCGCCTCCACAATCTTCGATTGCACCAACAGCTAAAATAGCTGCTAATATTGTTGTAAAACTAAAAAAAGTGTTCATAGTGTTTTGTCCTTTGTTTTTCATTGTTTATATGGATAATATATCACAACTAAATAGAGAAAGCAAGCACTTTTTTCAAAAAAATGACTAAAAAAACCTTTATAAATCAACACTTTTTAATTTTTTTTGTTCTACTTTCGTTCTTTTTAGCGTCCGGATGCTCAAAAACTGTTGAAAATTGCAAATTTAAGCCAGATTTAGAGCGAATCGGCGAATCAGCGTTAGAAAATAGAGAAAATTTATCAGAAACAGAGTGGCGAGCTGCAAATTTTAGTTGCGAATACTAATATAAATATAAAAAAGAGGTAAAAAAATGGAATATTGCAAAAATTGTGGACATGAATGTCATTGTGGCTCTGCTTGTAAGCAGGAAGTGACAAATGAGTTCGGAGAAAAGTACGAAATTGAGTGTTGTAAACAATGTAGATGTGATACGCCTGTTAACAAGTAGGATTTTATGGCAAAAATGAGATTATTTAAGTTTTGGAACGCAGATGGTGTTGAAAAAGAAAAAGAAGAGATAAGTTTAAAGAAGGCAACAAGAGCTGTACAAGGTAATTTTAAAGATAAGATGATTAGTGTAGAATATATCAGTAAAAAAGGCAAAGAAATGTGCCATTCAATTGTTATACCAATAGGAAGAAAACTAAGACAATCAATTTTACAAGAACAAAGAAGAGAGGCCTTAAAAGCTAAAAATGCCAGCCGTTAGTAGAAAAGGTGATAGTTTATCTACAGGTCATATTTGTGCAAGTACGACTACTTTAGATACACCAGGACAAGGCACTTGTTTTGCAAATAGTATTTTAATTGCAAGAGTAAGTGACCCAACGGTATCACACCCATTTCCACCATTACCACCTTGTGCGCCACATGTAGCAAATGTAAATGCAGGTTCTCCAAATGTGTTTGTAGAAGGTTTAGCAGTTGCAAGAATTGGTGATAGTACAGATAGTGGCGCTATGACAAGTGGTAGTGGTAATGTTTTTGCAAACGGCTAGATAATCGTTATAAATATTACCGTTATGGCGATATACGATTCTCAAACTCAAAGTAAAAGTACAAGAAACTCCAGAAAATTTAGGGATATAGACCTAGATTTTGGTAGAAACATTGTAACTAATGATGTTAATGTTGTAGAAGATGTAATCGCAGTTAAAAGGTCAGTTAAAAATCTAATACAGACTAATTTTTACGAGAGACCTTTTCAACCAGAATTAGGTTGTGGTATAAGAGAGTTGTTATTTGAACCTTTTACACCTATGACCAAAGTATTTTTACAAAGAAAAATAGAAGAAGTTTTAATCAACTACGAACCTAGAATTAATTTACAAAATGTAGCTGTTGATGATGACCAAGATAGAAATAGATTAGTTGTAGATATTTATTTTTATGTTGTTGGTGTACCAGGTCCACAAGTTGTGCAAACATTTTTACAAAGGGTAAGATAATAAATGGCTACAGGTGCAAATAAAATTGTTGTATCAGATTATGACTTTGACGCAATCAAAGTAAATTTAAAAAACTTTTTACAAGGTCAAGTAGAGTTTCAAGACTACGATTTTGAAGGTAGTTCTTTAAATATTCTTTTAGATATTTTATCTTACAATACACACTATCTAGCTTATCTTGCCAATATGGCAACAAACGAATTATATCTCGATAGTGCAGATATAAGAAATAACATTGTATCATTAGCAAAGATGATTGGTTACACACCATCATCACCGAGAGCGCCTATGGCTTCTATTGATGTTACACTTAACAATGCAACAGGCACAAGTGTTACAATGTCAAAAGGAACCGTGTTTACAACAACTGTTGATAATACTTCTTATCAATATGTAAACAATTCAGATATTA